GGGACCCATAAAAAAACAAAGGGTCCTTTTTTTACAATAGACTAATAAAAAAACACTTTCAACTATTTCATACCGTTTGGGACCCTAGTGTTTCTATATATCCTACTTTGTAAACCTCTTTGTCCAAAAAAGCCACCGATTTTAACGCGATCACATGGAACGCGTAAAGTTTTTTATGGTCGTGGTTTGTATGAGCCTTGTAAGGTAGGAACGCGTATGCGTGGCGACAATGTCGCCACGCATTAAAAGTTATTTGATTAGTATTGATACTAAGTCTTGGAATTTAGTCAGTATGTTTTGTCTAAACTCATCAACACATCTGTTGCCTTGATTTTCTAATATATGCTTTTCAACTTCACTCTCTAGCATTTTATACATTAGTTCATAGTTCAACTGTGTTGTCCTCTTGCTATCAACTGCGTGTTGTTGGTTGGACAGTTCAGTACCCTTGACACGATTAGCAAGGGTTTGGGCAATAGTGATAAGATTACTCATTACTTCCCCCTATCGCTTTGTACTCTTGATATTCAATATCAGTAGTAAATTTATTATATAAATCGTTGTGTGCAATTTTAAAGTTTGCTGTTTCAAACTTCTTTCTTTTACGATTTATTTTTTGTAATCCAAAGCTTTCGCCATTGTCATCTTGAACAATGATTAAGTTTTGGTTTGTTCTGTTAAACACATCAACAACATTTTGTTTGATGATATCTAACTCTTTAGCTAGTCTATTAGACTTTAGCTTTAATTGAGCATAAGCCAGAATAACTTTTTTTTCTTCCAACTTTAGCTTTTTAACTGCATTAGTCATGTTTTCCTCTTTGTTAAATTTACAATCTTATGATTGCAACAACTGTATATATCCCATTCAATCTTATTACAAGAATTAATTTAACTTTTTTTTATCTTTTTTATTAAGGATATTATTAAGGGTATTAGCATCTGGCTCACTCCATATCTTTAAACCTGCTTTTTTTCCCAACTGCTCAAACATCTGCTGGAACTCCTGCTGACGCTGTGTACCTGTTTTGATATTGTTCTTCTTCTTAACGCGAGACGAGGAACGAGACGAGGCGACAACTGTCGCCTCGCTTTTCTTTTTATCAACCATTACCAACTACACCAATATTCAACGACCTTTTCCTCGTTGATACATTGTTCACAGAACTTTAAGAACTTGATATCTTGTTCCTTGTATTCTTTAACACTTTCCTCTTGGAACTGTTGCCCCCAAAAGAAACCATCTGTTGCAACATAATCCTTGAAGTCAGTTTCTATCGCCTTGCGTAAATCATCAACGACCTCTTTAGTTATGTACACAGGCGCATCACAATCAGAATTAAATCCTAAATGTGAAAGTTGTCCCTTATGCTCATGGTGTTCGTTCTGCTTGTCCCATTGTTGTGCCATGAACTGCTGAAGTCTTGCGTGTTTTCTCCACGAAAAGACTTTCTGATCTTTGCTATTATCATTCATATAAAAATCTTCCCAATCAATTTCTTGACCACGAAGTTGTGCGTGTTGGTCTAGTCCCATATCTTTTCTCCTTTGTTATAGGGTTAAACAGATACCTCTTATCATATCCCATTACCTAATGTAAAGAATTATCTTTTAGAATAATTCTAAACTAGAAAAGCAACCCACTTGGCTTACCACCACAGTCCTGACTGGTGTCCCAGCTCCCTGAACTCTTTACCTATCAAACCATTCTTCTTTCAAACGAGCGAGAGAACGAGAGGCTTCGCAACCAAGTCCTGAGCTGCAGGGGGGTGCAAGAGTATGTGCTGCACGCTGGTCCCGCAGAGTCTGATGAACGAGCGAAAGATCTCAAGCAATTGCTGAAACGAGCGAGAGAGCAAGGATGAAGGTGATCCATCCAGTAGCTCTTGGAAAGAGTATGAGTCCAAACACCCACATGCTAATCAGTCCCGCGATCACGAGATGTTCCTGCAGCTTCTGAAGGATCCGTCACCTCACTGTCCTTCCAGCTGTATCCGTTCGCGATGCAGCGCGAGCCCGGGGCACCGGTCAACGCATACTGCTTGCCGGGCTCAGGTCTATCGACAACGCGATCTTCATCACGCCACCCATCGGGTGGCGTGTTCTCCTTATTAATTTTTTTGATCAATTTACTCAGCTTCATTGGCTACCTCCTCCAGGTCATCATCGTCAATGCCTTCGCAGAACGAAGAGTGATCCCCGGTGTACTCGTATATTTTGCCATCTACGCTTTCCCCATTTTCATCGACCTTTTGAAAGGTCAAAGAATGAACTTGTAGTCCGTAGTATTTGCTCATGTGTTTCTCCTTATATGTTGATTGAAATTATACCAAAGCCAAATAGTATGGCCAGATAAATTGCTGTTGTATATATTATTATCATTGCTCTCCTTTGTTGCGTGTCCAATCCCAGGTCTATTGAAGAAGCTTACTGTTAAACAGCCACGCCTAAAATAGTTAACCCCAATAGACCAGGGATCACCAGCTACTACAACAGTGCTGACTCCTAGAATTCAATTGAGTCAGCATACGTTCGCTGATGACCGTGCTACCGGACGAAGTCATATGAAGTTCATCTTTCCCCCGCGTTAACGGATAAAGGGTAGCATTCGCACACTAGTTGCGGTACCTTAGATTGCCTGCAGCTGCATCTAATGTGCAGACCTTACATAAGACATGATGGGATAAATGTCAAGAGGAATTTTTTAATTTTTTTAATCTTTCTTCAAACGACCATTTCTTTTCACTAGGTAGTTCTTGTACCATAGCTTCTACCAGCTCCTGTAGGGACTGGTTACGCTGCTTGAGCTCTTCTAGTTTCTTATTGTACAAACGAGATCTGTTCTGACTTCGAACGAGATCGAGAGCATCAAAATCTACTGCCATATCATTACTCCTTTTCCTTTTTCACATTACACATTTCTTCCCTGCTGTCCAGAAAAATTCCCACACGCCTCCTGATCCGCACCAGTATCCTGAGCTTCACCAGCGGGGGTGAAAGAGTATGACGAAAACGAGAACGAGCTTCTACTTGACACCGAGAACGAGCTCTACGCTGCTGGTCCCGTCACCAGGCTACGTTAACAAAGAGGGTAAGTAACGTAGCCAGGAAACGAGAACGAGGTTTATGCCACCTGCTGTTCAGGATCACGCTGCACCAGCTCCCTGAGCAGGTGATGCTGGATGGTGCTCCACTGACCGGTAGCCGAGAACGAGCAACGAGGAACAAGAGAACGAGGATCAGTGAAACTGGACACCGGTCTGTACAGTTCTATACGTCTCTGCGAGAGGGTCTTACCCAAGTTTTCATGTATGATAAATACAGTTCCACCAGCTTTGATATAACGGTTTATCCATACAACTTGCCACTTGTTTAGATTAGGATAATTAAGATTATCTGATTTTAATTCTAACCAAAAAACACCAGATTTATGTACGCCATGAATATCAGGAATTCCATTAATTGTGCTAGATTCTATGCGGGTTAAAAAGCATTCACTAAGTCCTTTTTTTACTTTCTGCCAAAGCAAACTTTCTCTTTTTTTATCTGACATAATTAACTAAGTTTTTTTATTTCTTTGATAACTGAATTAGGAATAATAGTGGTGTTGCCAATCGATTCTATGTCCTTACCATTCTCTGCAAATGAATAGTCTCCAAACAATCTAGTGACACCTTTTGATTGACTTAGGAGATGACCTTTGGTGATGCAGGTAGCTAAATTAGATTTCTTTAAAGCATCAAAGCTTGTCCAGGAGCTGTCCGAGACAATGTCAAACCATTCTACAGAAACCATAGGATATTTATCTATCTCAGAATTAATTCTTTTAGGTGCACTGATCTTTTTTCTATTCATCAATTTCTACCTTTATTTTACCAACTGATGTTACCAGAGTGGAGTTATGTACTTGATTAAAAGCGTCTAACCAATCGGGCCAACTAGCTGCTCTCAATTGTTGTAACGTCTTCTGACTTAACTTCAATTGTTTTGGCGTTGTATCCATCAATTTTTTGGGATAGTTCTTCCAATTTCTTTTCAAGTTGTTCACGTGACATACCCTCCAGACCAGTTACTGTAACTTCTTTTCTATCAACGTAAGCACCTGCTAATTGTCCTGATCTATATTCTGCATTGATAGCTGCAGCAAATTGATCTTTTTTCTCAGCTTTATTGGCAAGTCTTTCTAATCTTTTGTAACGTCTAAGGTTGTCACTTTCGTACATCTTAATTTCTTGTTCAAATCTTTTATCGTAATATTTTGCAATATGTGGATTTACTTTTCTATTTAATAATTGTGATGCATGTGATCGTGCAGTTTCTATACTTTTACTTTCGTAACCTGCACGTTTTAAAGCTTCCGCTTGTGTAATACTGCCATGCTCTTGTACTAAAATTTCAACAAACAATCTTTGCTTTGGAGTCAACTCGTGCTCAGTTTTTAACTCGTTTTTTTTCATTATTGTTCTCTGATATATTTTTGTAATTTTTTCTTATCACTCATCTCAGATGCATATGTTTGTAATGCTCTAGCATAATCTGTTTTTGCAGACTTCCTAGTTTTTAACGGTTGCATCTTTGTTAAATCAGTTATTGTTTTACCAGAAGTTTTAAAATATTTTTTAGCAGCAGCTTTAATACCTGTAGTAAGTAAACCACCAAACATCATTTTTTTGTACATTATATAAATCTTCCTTTCATAGCTTTTATAACACCACCAAGTTTTTTTCTACCCATTTTTTCGGCAATAAATTTTCTCACTGATTGTGATATTGCATCTTGATTAGCAGCTCTTTCTTTTGCAGTCATCATAGGAATTTGCATACCTTTACCTTTTTTATCAGATGCATAAGCTTTACCAAAAATTTGTGGTTTTCTACCCATCCATTTTTTTGATTCAACTTTAGGAGCTGACAAATAAGCAGATTTATCCATAAACTTAGTGTTTCTTATTTGTCTTTTAATTGACATTTTTTTAAGTTCATAAGGCTCCACCCCCATCACCACACCTTTTTTAGCCATTCCTTTAGATCTTCTAACTTGTGACTTGTGTTTTCTGAAAGCTTTTCTAAACTGTTCTTTTGCAGTATTAAAGATAATCTTTTTAATCATAATTTCTATTATATAGATTTTTCAAAGTAATGACTATACTCCCCTAGTCAACTGATGACTGCTCCGCAAGAGTGGTGTATCCCAGATACACCATAGATACACCATAGATACACCATAAAAAGTGACTTAAAGTATTGATATATATACATTATTCTTCTTCGGATACACCAGATACACCTCTTTTACCCCCTGAGCACTTTTTTATTTTCATTACTCTAGAATATCTATATAGTAAAAAATGAATTGATACATGAATACG